GAGCTTCGAATGTGCCTTCTGTTGTACGAGCAAATGCTGAAGTTGTTGCGCTCTGTAGCACTGTTAGAGCAGCTGGACTTACAACTGCCCAGTTAGCTGCGCCGCGACGTGTACGCTGAGCGATCAAGTTAGCAGCACGATTGATCTTAACTGCTAGAGCAGCGTGCTCATCACCAACAAATGTAGCTGTACCACTTACAGCAGCTTGGTCGTAACCAGCTAGTGTAGCAGGAGCCAAACTACGTAGGCTTGCTAGGATCTCTTGGTCGATTTCAACTGTGATTTCCTGAGCTAGAGCTGCCATGATTTCTGCTTCAACGTCGATACCATGCATAGCTTGTGCATCTTGAGCAGCTTCGAAGGTCCAACGTGCTGATAGCTTACGTGTTTTAGCTTCTACAACTTGCTTCATGATCTGTACGTTGATCTTACGACCAGCAACACCTTCTAGTGCAGCAGTAGAATCAGCCTTGGCGGTAGATGTGTTACCTGAGTAAGCAACAGCAATCTTGAATGGGCTTAGTGCTTCTTCACCAGCTGCAACATCGTTGCCTGAACCACCTGTGCCAGTTTGTGGGTCTGCATAACGAACACGTAGTGTATGGATTTGAGCAACTGGACCAGTCATGGGCTGAACACCAACGATTTCGTTAGCAATAACGGTTGGCATTACACGACGGATCACTGGTAGAATTACACGGTTAAGAGTAGCGATTTGACCAGCAGTGGTAGCACCAGCTGTGGCTTCCATCAAGCTCTTACGAGTGTTTTCTAAGATCACACTCATTGAGGTACGGCGATTTCCTTGAAGGCCTTCAAGCAGGGCATCTTTAGTTTCGCCCCAACGGCTTTCTAATAGTTCTTGTGTCATTTATATTTCCTTTAAGGTTTAACTAATTACTTCAACCCTGCTAAACGCTTGAGCTCAACAACGTTGGTCTCTTTAGCAGTTTCTTGGGCTGCGCTTTTAGCAGTTTTATCTCCTGTTACTTCACGGCTTTCTGATAAGACAGATTTTTCTTCTTTCTTAGCAGCGCCTGTGTTAAGTACGGCAGGAAGATATTTTTCAAATGCAGTCTTCAATTTTGGAGTCTGCACACTTTCTAGAAGTTCGCGCATGACCGCTTGCTTCTCCTTTACCAGAGTACCAAGTAGTTCGTCCATCACTGCACGACGATCTTGATTCTCTTTGATAACGCGGATCTCGCGTTCTTTTGACTCAACAAGACGCTGGGCTTCTGTTTTAGCAGCAGCAGCTTCAGCAAGTTGCTGTTCTTGTTGCTCGATTACTTTTTTCATCTTTTGCAATTCTTTGCTTTCGTTAAGATGTGTTAACGAAAACTCGCTAGCAAAAGCTTCAAAAATACGACGACCAAACATGTTCTCACGAGCAAGTTGGATGTCTTCACGTAGTTGATTTAGTTCGGCACTTAATTTAGATGCAACCGACTCTTTCACAAGTTTCGCACTGTTTTCAACAAAACGCTTTTGTAGTGACTCAAGTTTAGCTTTGGCTTCTGCAACCAAACGTACTTTAGTCTCAACAACTGCTTTCTTGTCTTGAGAGAATTCGCGAATTTCTTCAGCCAACGCACGAACAATAAATTTTTCGAGACGTTGATAATTCTCTTTCTGTACAGCACGGTCGCTGCGTAGTTCTTTGATTTCTTCAGCTAGTTTTGTAACCATGAAATCATTGAAACGACCAGCGCTCTCAACCATGTGATTTTTTAGTTTCACACGATCTTCGACCATTGCTTGTTTCTCACCTACAAATTCTTCAATTTCTTTGGCGAGACTTTCGGTAACCATCTTGTCTAGTGCTTCTACCATTACTTGCTTATCATGCTCATAACGACCAGCCATTTCTTCACGAATCTCGGAACGGATTTGCTCACGAGCTTCATTTAGCTTGATTTCCCAAGCTTCATTAATGGCTGCTTTAGTATCTTCGTTAATGATACCGCTGTCTAGCAATGGTTTTAAAGCGTCAAACATTGCGGTTTCTCCTTAGATTTTTAAGTCCTTGATCAAGCGTACAACCTGCTCTTTCAAATACTTTTGCACTTTTTGATTTTCTTTTGCTTCACCGGCTATTTCTAGCACCTTATGACCATGACGCATGTTGATTAAACCTTCGTAAATGGCTTTAGGATAGGCATGTGGGGCACTAGGTTGTGCCACTATGTCTACGGTTACAATTTCAAATTCACTGACGTGCCCAGTGGATTCGCTAACATTGCCGCTTCCGCGACTTGAAACTCCCAATTTCACACCACTTTCTAACATGGTGCGAACTAACTGAC